TGCCTGTCTTCTTGTGTTTGCCGAGATGGCAACAAAGTACTTAGGTATGCTAGACCCATTAATCCCGTTACAACGGAATTCTTGATGAATCTGGGAAAGAATCCTCTTGAGGAAATCTTTCCAAGTATCAAACAAGAAATGTACCTTGGTACAAGTACCATAGGTCCATCACCGTTGCTTCTGCGGATTAGAGCTGCCCAAAAAGACTTGAGTCTGAAATCAGATCTCAAAAATCTTATTCGGTCAGTTGTCCCTGATCAATTTCGGACGAGCTCAGGTGTGATTCTGCAAGCAATGCTAGCACAAATCACATCACGCAAATTGCGTCGAGCAGACCGTCTATATTATGCAATCGCCACTCAGATTATCCTGGCGTTTCCAGAGCATGCTCTGGATCCAAACCATGATATTCATCAGCGGTGGTGCAAAAATAAATTTCAATTGTATATGATTTGTCTGGAAAATCCAGATAAAACAGGTCGAACATGGAAGTTATTAACTAACCATATTCAAAATATACAATATGAAAATTTAATTCCATATCGGATCGCTTACGATACCGCGATTGCGCAGATGACCACGAGGGAGAGACAACGTCTAAACATCCTAAGGAACATTGTTCCTGAGTTTACACGGACCCCCCAACCTTGTTCAGCTGCGAATCTATGGTGGACTCAGATACTGGCATCCACAAGAGGATTACCAGCACCGAGTAAGTCAGAGATCAACGAAAGTCTCTTAAAATGGTTAAAAACTGTAACTGCGGAACCGTTACCGGTTTCTCAACAGAGATTAACTGAAGTATTTCAGTTCTCTTACCGTGTAGGAAGGAAACTGTTATACTCAGGCCATTTTAAACAAGTGCATGCACATGTCTCTCTAAGTAGAGGAGGGTGCATGGAATATACAAGACGTGAAGGAGGAAACGCGAAATTCCTATGTGAGGAATTCCGATGGTTTCTCCAACAACCAGCAACAACTTTCTGGAAAGAGACGAAGAACGGAATGGAGGACTATTACTCCAATGTCCTCTGTACCTTAGAAAACAAAGATCTCCCGATATATCGGGGAGCTATGGTTGATAAGGCTCTTCCAGAAAAGCCATTATTGGAGACTTATCCGATTTTATCGGAATCAGCTCCAGAATTAAATGCTATAGTCGGCATCGACTGGCGTATGGGTACACTGATCCATGCTTGGTCAGTGTGGAAATACGTCATGTGGAGGGAACACAAAACACCTCCAGATGTCCAGCCAGCAGCCCTTGGAGAACCAGGAATCAAAACTAGAGTCGTGACAAAGTCAGAACTTTGGTTAAGAATATTCCTGACCCCAGCGGGCCATTATATTAAGGACTTACTGGAACAAGTTCCAGGAGCCCATGCTGGTCTGAGTGAAACAGACCAATTATATCGTTTTGAACAATCATTTGGACGGCATGCCGCCAAATTTGCAAAACGAACGAATCTTGCGATGTCAACATCAGATTTACAAGATGCTACGAATCACTGTACGTGGGATTTATCAAAAGCCCATTTCCAAGGATTCCTAGACGGTATTGGTGTTAGAACAGAATATTTAACCGATAGTATCGATTTATTATGTTCAGCGAGATCAATTGTTAACCCTATTAGGGTTAATTCGAAAATTCACCGAGAATTTAGTAGGAAATTCTTCACTAAACGTGCATTGTTAATGGGAGAACCCATGACAAAAACAGGTTTAACGTTATTTTCCTTAGTGGCTCATGAAGAAGCATGCTTCTTATATGAGACAAAGACCCCAATTACGAGGTCACTAAATTTAAAACGTATTTCCATGCATAAGAATCGTCTAGCTAGACATTTTGCATGTGCAGGAGATGACCATACGGACATCGGAGAGCCAGAAGAGTTAAAACTCACACCAATGGTTCTTAGTAAGAACCATTTAGTAGTGGCTTTCGGAAAGTACCGTATAAGTCGAAAATACTTACATTACTGTCAAGATGCGGGATTAGTTCCAACGGAATTTACTCCCTATAATCCAGACAGAGATGGTTGCCGTATAAAACTGGACATCATCAAACCGCGACTATTATCTGCAAGCAGAAAAGTCACACCTGATGTGTTCGATTATACAGATCCCCTACCAGGGAAACTTAAAGAGCTGGATAAAAATCTTGATTATATCCGCTCACCATTCTTAAACAAGGTATGCATGTCTTGGATACGATATCCTTTTCAAGGATACATCGACAAGAGTATGTTTACCTATGTAAATATGCTCCCCGCCCCTTTAGGGGGTTATAGTCTCCCAGCAATAGTGCCATTTCAGACACTGGTGCAGGGGCTTTCACTGGAACACCTCGAACTTCTAGTAGATCTTCGAAGTGAAGATGTGAGAGTTAAACTAAGAGCAAAAAGATTACTTGGTTTCGGATTCCATGGGAATCACAGAGGATACCCGTTAGATCTGCTGTGCCGAAGCACAGAACAAGATATAGCGGAACACCTAGGTGAAGGACTTGATTTTAATCAAGCCCAAGAAATCATTCTCCAAGAATGGCACTCATTTAGAGATCGCCTTACACCAAGGCGAATCTTTAAGGAAATTGACCGGAAATTCATTAGTCCATATACAATTGGACAATGGCAGGCAAAACTCCAGGCCCATCAAGAGATGGTCCTGGGGACAGCCTTTGAATTTCGTCATCGACGAACATCAGTTAGATCGCTTATCCGAAGACGGAGACAAGCAATCAAGGATGCGTACACTTATCATCTAGACAGTATACCTGTCGATTTGGATAAAAAGAGCCTCCTGTATCAACTCAGAATGATAGATCAACAGATCTATTTTCCAAGAGAAACAATCTCATTTAGTAGGTTAAAACAAAGTAATTTATTACCTGATTTAACCATCTCCCGAGGATATATTCAAGGGAATGAATTCCCGAGACATATCTCAGAGGAGCTTTCACTTGCCCCTGAGGGAACTGTTTGGTCGGTCACCATCTCGGCGACCGTTTCCAGCACCTCAGAGGTGTCGCAGAGCGACAATGATGATGAAATGACTGTCGTTTAGACAGACGTTTTATCGTCCTTGCAAGGATTTCTTAGGCATAAGGTCTGAGAGATCGACACGTGGTCTGGCCCCCAAGAGCCATGAT